CAGGGTGATAGTTGCGGGTTGTCTCCGTAGGAATTTTCTCTCCAATTATTTGGGGTTTGAAGGCCGGGCCTACCTTAGGGGGGTAAATTGTAACTTCTGGCAATCGGACAATGTCTGTCGACAGTGAGCAGGTGATCGTCGTGACGAAGTGGGGCGTAAAGTGGCTCAAGTTTGCTTGGGACGTCGTGTTACATGGCTCGAAACGTGAACAAGTCGCAAATGGTATCCTTCATCAATTGGATAACGTTGAGCAGGACCCTGAGTGCTACATTGATGCGCATGTGTATACTTCTACGCATGTTGTGTCTAATTCTGTGGATGGTACGCGCACCGCTGGCGTTGTGGAACGCCGGAAAAAGGTGCTGCGTAAGGGTCGCAGGTCACTGTTCGCGGCGTCAATCGCGCAGTTAGCATACAACAAGTTTGGAGAACGGCCCATGTCTGAGGCCAACGTGCTTGTTACACGTAAGTGGATCCAGAAACTGCTCGAGGACGAGAAATACAAAGATTTGCGCACATGTGATAAGAATTTATCTATTGACCGCGCACTGTTTCTTTCCTTCGTCCCCACTAACTCCTTCCGAGCTATGAAGTTGGCGGTGCAGACCAACGCTTGGAAGGACCGCTGTGATGAGAATACTGTCTTCGGGAGGGTGTTTAGGTTGGCTGGGTTGACTGCGCCTGAGCGGGCGCAGTATGACCTGGTCGCCTAGGGGTGCCCAGTTCCCTCCACCGGTTCCGGTTGTGGCACCACTAAAGTGTTTGACCAATATCGCCCAATCATAGGTGAGAAATGGTCAACGCTTAATTTAGAACACAATACGGACCGCTTGCGGTGGAGAAGGGAGTTGGGTACTCCCCGGGAGCGACGCTACGTAAGAGTGGCTGGCGTTGCCCCGGACATCGATGTAGTGCCATTCATTAATGACCTCGATACTTTGCTTAGAGGCGTCACAGAGCGTGTGTTCTTTGTCAAAAGCGACGCGGGGTTTACCCGCCCGCCTAGACCTGGACCTGGTGTTTTTGGTGAGCGGCTCAAAACCACTCGCCAACGCTTGGCGTGCCTCCTTCCCTCGACCGCTCCTTTGTCCCATCAGCAGTTTGTTGATGGTTGTGCAACGAGCCGCCAGAAGAAGGTGTACCAGCGGGCTCTCAGTGAAATCCGTGCGGGGCGGACCACTGTGGAGCAGGACGCAGAGCTATCTGTCTTTGTAAAGTACGAGAAGACCGATCGAACGAGTAAAGCGGATCCTGTGCCCCGGATAATTTCTCCTAGGGATCCGAAATTCAACATCCGAGTTGGTCGATACTTGCGACCGCTGGAACATCGCATTTTTAAGAGTATCGCCAAACTGTTTGGTCATGAAACTGTTTTCAAGGGTATGAACGCCACTAAATCAGCGGCCGTCATGCGGGAAAAGTGGGACATGTTCCGGGAACCTGTTGCTGTCGGCTTGGATGCTTCCAGATTTGACCAACATGTATCTTTGGATGCACTTAGGTGGGAACATCAAGTTTACCTCGATTGTTTCCCCTCCCGAAAGCATTCCAGCCGTCTAGCGAGATTGCTGAAATGCCAAGAGGTCAATAAATGCACCGGTCATGTCCCCGACGGAATTGTTAATTACAGCATCTCCGGAACCCGTATGAGCGGAGATATGAATACATCCCTTGGTAACTGCCTGCTTATGTGCTCAATGATCCACGCCTACTCTCTTGAGAGGCGTGTGACGGTGCAGCTCGCCAATAATGGTGATGACTGTGTCGTTTTCATGGAGAAGCAGGATTTGGAGCAGTTCATGGCTGGTCTGGACGAGTGGTTCCTCGAAATGGGCTTCAATATGGCCGTTGAGGAACCGGTGTTTGATTTTGGTTGCATTGAATTCTGCCAAACTAAACCCATTTTTGATGGGATTGGCTGGATTATGTGTCGTAACCCACACACCGCTATTGTCAAAGATTCCGTGATGTTGAAAAACTGGGACGGCCCTGGCCTATTCAGCGGTTGGTTGGACGCTGTAGGTACCGGAGGATTGGCTATGACCGGCCAAATCCCCGTGTTTCAGGAGCTGTATGCAGCTTATATTCGATCTGGTGAGCACAGACCTGTTCCCGTGGACTTGCTTCCATGGAGTTTCAGGCAGTTGAAGGTTGGGGTCAACCGCGAGTATGGGGCAGTTCACCCCGCTTGCAGGTCCTCCTTCTACGACTCGTTCGGCATCACACCTGATGAGCAGGTGTGTTTGGAGCGTTATTATTCCCAGCTCTGTGTGGGAAGGACTCCTGGCCGATACGAGCCACGCAGTGTATTTGCGTGATGTTCATTGTTTCCAATACCGGTGCGGGGTACGGTGAGCGGTCATGTGTCGGAGGGGTTCTTCCGTAGTCGGTGTTCCCGGCGTAGCTTGACGTACATTCCGGAAGTAACTCCCGCATTCGTGAGGAAACAAGCCACGTCTCTTCCTGTGCTGAGACGTTAATAAATGGATCCAGGGTGGGGTCCGCGACTTGAATGACTAAATCCAATTTGATGGGCTAATATAAATGCCAAGAGACTGCACGGTCATCAATTTATTGTGTCGCGGATGAACAGTCCGGTTATGTTGCCGGATCCCATACAAATTTGTGCTTTAATAATGGCGAGGAAATTTATTACAGGAGCTGGCCAAGTCGTAGGCCGTAATGTGCGCAAGGCTAACACTAAACGTAAACGTATAGCCGCCCAAGTTAATAAGCTGGATAGGCAGCTGGGCGGGCTGGTTTTGCAAAACCCTTTGTCCCAAGCTGTTGTACCTTATCTGAATGCTGCTGGGGCTGTCATGGATGTTTTTGATGACATTATGGGTGTTGAAACCCATCCGCAAGCCAACGGAGCCCAAGTGGCCGGTGTGGCAAACGGTATGGTGATTAGGCGTTCCAACCCTAAATTCATGACTTCCCGTGGTACTATCCGTATACAACATAAGGAGTTGGTTGGGCAGGTGTCCATTCTTGGCTCTGGGGCGGTGGCGACGAGCGTGTCTACGTTCCCAAGTGGCCGTTCTGCTTACTTCGTTTCTCCCACCAACCAGAATCTGTTTCCATGGCTGTCTTCTATTGCGGGCAATTATGATTATTTCAGGTTTAAACGTTTGAGGCTGGTTTATGTCCCCACTTGTTCGACCAGCACCGCTGGCCGCGTTATGCTGGGATATGATCCTGATGGCATTGACGCCATCCCATTCGAACGGTCCTCTCTCGCGGCGTATGGCTGTTCTGTCGAATCATCCACTTGGGGTATTACTAAACTCGACTGCAGCCTTAAAACGGGATTGGACTGGTATAACACGGACGATGCCGCCTCTACTGCCCTACTTCCTACCACGACGCAAGGGCAGGTTTTCTGGTCCACGTGGGCCGGCAATTCATCACTTGATGTAGGTGAGTGGTATGTGTTGTATGATGTGGAGCTGAAAGATCCTACACCCAACATTTCTCAACTGTACACTGCCGCGGGCTCTGGGGGCGCAGTGACGGCGGGTTTCTCTAATAACTCGCCTGTATCCTACGTTCCCGATGCCGCCACGACGGTCAAGGTGCTCTTCACGGGGACAGGAACGTATTTGATTAATCTTATCGCGGCGTCCACCGCTGTTGGTGCTGAGGCATCTGGGGGACAGATTACTATTATTGGTACCACCCAGAAGGCCAATAACGGTACCTTGACTGTGGTCACTGCGGCCGTTAGAATATCCGGAAACGGTTTTTCAGTTTCCCCGGGCATAACCAGTTCACCGACCTTTTGGCAGATTAATGGCATGACTGGCCTTGCCGGATGGGAGTTGCACATTACGCGCATACCTCCCATCAACACTTACCCCGTCATTACATAAGCACACTCGCCCGGTGGTCAGGGCGTAAACATGGCCTCGTCTCTTGTTGAGCTGAGACGTTAATAAATGGTTCCAACGTTGTTGTTTACTTCTGAGATTGCTGATTCTGGCCTGCCAGCACTGCGGCAGGCGATGCGTAGGGCTTTGGCGGTGGTACGGCGCTATGTCGATGGGCCTTTGTTGGTCGGCCGCAGCAGTCTGTAAACCAAAAAGAGCTTCGGCCAACCAAAATCCCCGTGGGGATCCTAAAAGCTTTGCTGCCCTG